GCTCTTCGGGTCGTAGCCCTCAGCCGCGAGTTGGTTGTCGATGACCTTCGTGATGGCGCTGTCCTCGTCGCGACCGCTGGGATCATACCACGGATTGGCGTTCATCCACTCCTTGGCGTAATTGATCACACGCGGATCGGGGCCGGGGTTGGCATGCTTCTCGCGGATTTGCTCCACTTGCTGCTTGTTCTGCCAAAGCTGGGCCACTTCGCGCTGCGCTTCGTCGCGCAGACGCATGGCCGCCGCCACGTCGTCACCGTTTCCGGCCTCAACGGCACGGGCGATGATGGCCTCGGCCTGCTTCACCTCGTTCTGCACCTGTGCGATGCGCTGATCGAGGGCGCTCACATTGCTGGCAAGCGTGTTGCCCTCAATGGCTGAGACGCGGCGTAGCAGGGCCTCGTTCTGCTCGCGCAGAAGCTGAAGCTCACGGTCGGCGTGTTCCTTGGCGCGCTGGCGCACCTCGCGGCGTTTCTGACGCTTGACGCGGTTACGGTTGACGATTTCTTCCTCGCTGTCGTCTTCGCTATCGCCAAGCCGCCCATCGCTGTCGTCGTCATCGTCTCCGTCATCGGCGTCAGTCTCCGGTTCAGCCGCATCGTCAGATGGTGCCTCCCCCTCGATGACAACGATGTCGTCGTCGCCGTCGTCTTCTGTGATTTGGTTGTCTGCCATTTCTGTGCTCCTAGAGGAAAGCCTTGACGGCAAGCGGGTCACCAGTGACCTTGCCCACCAAATCAAGATCGTTGAAGATCACGACGATGGCCTCTTCTCCATCTTCGGTCTTTACCGACCAACGGTCGCCGCCATAGCGCGGCACGCGCACGAAGTCGCCGACTTCGCACCACGAGCCCTCTGGCCACGGTTCCATTGTGTTGCGGTTCCTGAACGCGAGGCTGCCCATGTCGATGACCTTGGCCACCTGCGTGTTGTAGTGTTCCGTCTCACGGGCGTCAGCCGTGATGATGATGCCACCCTTGGTCTTCGTCTTGGGTGTCCTGATCTGACACAGGACGCGGCTGCCAAAAGGCTGCACGCCCGCATCACAGGCCGGGAAGGCCTCATCCAGTCCGTCGTAGCTGAACTCTACGCTGTTTGCATTGATCTGCATATGTGCTCCATTGCAGGTTAGAGAAAGTCTCGCTTGTTGGCTTCTGCGACCGTCTCGATCAGGATGTCCTTGGCCCGCTGCAATCCAGCGTACAGGCCAACGGCGCGCCCATAATCGAACTCGGTCTTGCCCGAAGGCCTCTCCACCGCCTCAACAGCCATTGCTGACTGCTCTGCCTCAAGGCGTTGGAGGAGCGTCTCGATCCTCACGCAGGCGTCTTGGGGGACTTGCCTACGGGCGGCATGATGCCCTGCGCCATCTTCTTGTGCATCGGCATAAATTTATCGCCTGCCTTCGGGCTGGTGCCCTTCGGCGTCGCGGTCTTTGCGTTGTTTGCCATATTGGCCTCCTACGGGTTCGGGTTTATCCCGGTGCCTGTTGACACCGCGATGCGTTCGCCGGACATGATCTCGGCTTGTGCAAGCTGCATCGCCGTCTGATTGTCCTGTGCATTCATCGTCATGCGCGCGTTGAGTTCCGCCGACTTGCGGGCGTCTTCGCGATCCTGACGCAACTGCTCAAGCTGCTGCTCGATCTGGAGCTTCTGTGCCTCAAGCGCCATCTGCTGCTGGTCGTGCATGGCCTGAGCCTGCATCTTCTGGCCTTCGAGCTGCATCTGCTGCTGGCCCTTCTGCGCGTCGAGCTGCATCTGCGCCTGATCGCGCTGCTGCTGGGCCTGAAGCTTCTGGCCCTCGATGGCGACACGCGGATCGGGCGGCACCTGCGGCGCGAACTGCTGCATCATCTGCATGGCCTGCGCGATCACGGGCGGCAGCGCCGAGAACACGTCCGCCGCCTCGGTGACGACGCTCTGCGACGCCTCGGCTAGCATGCGGTCGAAGGCGCGCTTGGCTTCGTTGTCCTTGAGGTTCTTCATGTCCTCGCTGATGTCGATGCCGGACGTTTCCTCGGCCAGATCGAGCACGGTTGACGCATACCACAGCGCCAGATGCTCCTTGATGTGGCCCAGAATGATCGGCAGATACGTCGGCGCGATGAGCTGGCTCGCCCCAAACGCCGGGTTCGTCATGTAGGCAAGGTGCGTCTTGAGGTGGGCGATGTGATCCTGCTCTGGGAAGGCGACAATCGCCCGGCCCATGGTTGCCGTGACGTTCTCGTTGACGGCGTTCTGCTGCTTGGGTTCAAGCGGCGGGTTCAGCAGCTCCTTGGGGTTCGGGACGCGCAGCGTCTCAAGCAGACGCTCCTCGACCTTGCGCTGATTGTAGAGCTGCGGCAGGGCGGCGGCGCGCTGCGACACGGCCTGCACCTGCGCGAAGCGTTGCGCCTCGCTGAAGATCGACGGGTCGGATACGGGCACAACGTCCATCGGGCCGTTGAAGTCTGCGCGCGTCGCCAGCTCCTCGCCGACTTCGCGCTTCGTGTCGTCATCGTCGAGGTACATCGCGTTGAGGCGGTGCAAAATCCGCAGCGTGCGCGCCATGGCTGAATGCAGGCGGGCGTGGATCGACGAGAAGACCGTCATGCCCTCTTGGATCAGCGCGAGCGTCGTGCCGACGGGCGCGTTCGGGTTCTGGTCGGCCAGATTGTCCATCGACGTGCGGACGACGCCCTTGCCTGCATCGACCACAAAGCCCAGCAACTGGAACAGCGTCGGCGATGGCGGGTTGAACGGGATCGGCATCGCCAGCTTGCGAACGTCATCGACGTTCAGGCCGCCCTCGATCTCCTCGACCTGCGTCGGCTGGATGTTCAGGGACTGCCCGCCGCGCGTGCCGCCCTTCAGCTTGAGCATGGTCGGGACGTTCTGGATGTGCGCGCTGTCCATCAGGGCGCGCAGTGCGCCCGTCGCGGCAGCCGACAGGCCACCGATCATGTGCGGCAGGCCAATGGGGTAGGCACCGCGCCACGGGATGAACGGGAACTCGACGAACCAGTCCAGCGCCTCGCGGCTCTCGTCTTCCATGTCCCAGTTGCGATAAATCGCAAGCACCTTGCTCGACGACTTGTCGATGGTGATGATATACGGCGCGTTGCCGTCGCCCTCAATGTCGGCGATGACGTGACACTCGAACACGGTGCGGAGGCCGTCCTCGTTGTAGCTGCTGTCGCTGCGCCCCTCGATCTTGTCGTTGGCCTGATCGGCAGCCGAGCGGTCAGGCTCAAGGCCCGGCGGCGTCAGATCGACCTCGCGATACATGCCGGATTTGACGCGCTCTTCGTAATCGAGTTGCGTCAGATACTGGACGTGCGTCTTGCGCTGCGCCGTGTAAAAGTTGGTCGCGGCATAGGGCAGATACATGTCGTCGATCATGACGGCAAGGAAGCCCGGACGGTTGCGCGCCTCGTCCCACGACATCTTGAGATACTGCGCGCCGCCCAGCGGCACCTGCGTCAGGAGCTGCTCAAGCTCGGAGCGGAACTCTTGGCTCTGTACCGTAAGCTGCCAGTTCATCATGGCCGTCTTGCGCTTCGCCTTCTGAAGCTTCTTGAGCGTGATCTCGCCCTCGATCAAATCCTTGGCCGGGCCCTGCGGCGGCAGCAGTTCCTTGACCGCCCGCGACGCGAAGTCGATGCACGCCTCGGTCATCATCGGGTGGACGACCTTCGACGCGCCGTTGAACTGCGCGCCGCCGGGGGCGTCGTCGCCCAGACCAGTGCGGCGCAGGCCCTCTTCGTACTGCTCGTCGCGCTTCTTGCGCGCCTCTTTGTCCTTGCTGATCAGCTCAAGGAACTTCGACGCCAGCGACTTGAGGTCGGGCTCAGGCATCGTCTCGGCAAGGTTGTCGTAGAACTCGTCGTCGGCCTTCGGCGGCGCGTCTTCGTCGAGCGTGACGATAGCGCCACCGTCTTCGGTGTCCTCAACGTCGTCGGCTTCGTCGCCGTCGATCTCCACAACTTCGCCCTCGACGATGTCGTCTTCTGGCTGCATATCGTCTTCGTTCATGACCTGATCCTTACTGCCCGTAGGGGTTCTGTATCACCTTGGGCGGTGGTTTGTCGATCTCTTGCTTTTTGTCTACCAGCGATCCGAGTAGTCCCTTGTCCATAATGAGCCGCATCGCCTGCGTCGTGCTGTCCACAAAGTCGTCGTGCTTGATGCTCTTTGCACCCGTGAAGGAGCAGAGCTGCGCCACCAGCGGATCGGCCCAGACGCGCGGCTTGCCGGGAAACTTCTCGCTCTCAGGCAGGAAGACGCGGCGGCGTGCGAAGATCGGGCTGACCACATGCAGGCGCGCCAGCTTGTCTGCCCGACCGGGGTTGTAGGCGTGCGCCATGATCCCCTCGCGGTCGAGCATCTGTCTCAAGCTGATGCCGCTCCCCTTGTCCTCGATCAGCAGGATGTCGGGCTTGCGCCCCGACGTGAGCGGCTTGGCCCCGCCGAACATCGGCTTGATCAGGGCAACGTCCTGATCGTCGCCATATGCCGTGTTCATCTCCTTCTTCACCCGCTTGATCAGGTCGGGCATGCCGAGCCGCTCCTGCCAGCAGTCGAGCAGCAGGGCGTAGCCCTTGGTCTCGTGCTGAAACACGCCCCAGACGCTGCACGCCGTGTAGTCGGCGTCGCCGCTCTTCTTGTCGCGGGTCGCCTCGGTGTAGGCCGTGTCGAGCGACATGATGATCCAGTCGAAGGCGGGCAGCGGCTTCTTGGCGGGCCACAGCTTGAGCCAGCTCCGCTTGATGACGCCCTGCTCTTCGGGGTTGATCATCTCGCCGTAGATTTCCTGCCGACCAATGGTCGTGCCCTCGTATTGCTCAAGCTGCTCGAAGAAGCGGTCTGGCAGGTTGGCGCGGTTGTCGAACGTCGAGCCTGAGATCACGGTGCGGCCCGGCTTCGGGATGATCAGCTTGCGGACGAGCTCGACTGGGCGCGGCGTCGTCGTCCACAGCACCTGCGGCTTCGGGCCCAGACGCAGGCCCATCATGGCCATATCCCACGTCTCTTCAGCGTTCTGCCACGCGGCCAGCTCGTCGCACCAAATGAACTCGTGCTGCGGGCCGCGAAGGCGCGCGGGCTTTTCAGACGTGAAGCCACGGATCGTCGTGCCGCTCATGAGTTCGAGCACGAGGTCGGAGCTGTTGTATCGCTTGATCAGGCCGCTTGGGATTATGTTAAGCAGGCCGCTCTCGCCCTCAAGGCACGTGTGCTTCACGTCGGCATAGGTCGGCGCGATCACGGCGCAGAAGGTGTTGGGCTGCTCCATCGCACGTGCGCCGAGCCACTCGGCACCGATGCGCGTCTTGCCGAAGCCGCGCCCGGCCATGAAGCCGTATTCGCTGAAGTCTTCGGTGGGGATTTGGCTGGGCCGCGCCGTCTCAGTCCAGCGTTGCTGCCAGTCGAGATATATCCGCATCTCCGGCGGCATCGCCTCCACCTCGGCTGGCTTCAGGTCGATCACGTCAGGCATTGCGATACAGGGTCAGCGTCTCGCGCAGCTCTTGGTTGGCGGCGCGGATTTTATCGTACCGCTCATTGGCGAGATGCAGCGCGTAGTTCAGGGCGCGCAGTTCGAGCTCGTGCTTGCTGGCCGCAGCCTCAAGCTCGCGGACGCGACGCCATGGGTTCCAGTGGACGATCACTCGCCGTCACGCTTCGCGGCACGAAGGCTGGCACCAACGCGCATGGCCAGATCAATCGCTTCGGGCGTGCCGGGCAGATCCTTGCCGTTCGCGCCTGTGACTTCAGTCGTCGTCTTGTCGCCGTATTTCTTCGGCTGCCATTTGGCCAGAAGCTTGAGGCGGAACTCTGCGCGGTTCTTTGCCCACGCAACTGCTGCGCTGTCGATGCGCGTTGTGATCGTCTTGCCGTCCGCGTCGGTCTGCACGATGCGCTCAGGCTCAGCGTCGATGATGTCGAGGGCGTGATCGGCGATGACATCAGCGCCGACCTCTCTGGCTTCCGCGTACGCGACGCGAAGGTCTTCGTCCGCCTTCACCCAGTCATTCCACGATGTCGGATGGAAATTCAGCTCACGTCCCAAAGACGCCAGCGTCTCGCCAAGCGCAATGCGTGATAGCACCTCTTCAATCAGCTTAGGTGTCTTCTTCGCCGGGTAAGGCATCGGGCTGCTCCGCTCAAAGTCTCAACGCCCAAATAACATCGGCAATGACGAGAAGCAAGGGGTGGCCCGACCGAGCTATTCCAAATCACCCAGCCGAGCCAGTTACATGAAACCCGAAAGGGTGGGCGCTGTCAAAGCAAATCAAGCCCATCCTCACGGCCCTTCAGCATATCCTCTACGGCTCTAGCCAACGCACTGCGGTTGAGCAGCAGCGGCAGATCCGCATGGCGGCTGAACCGTTGCCCATTCCAACCCAGCCAATAGTTCGCTTTTCCTACAGCCCTGCCATCCGCCACAACCTTGACCGACGACCATCCGTTCGACGGATCAGGCCTGACGTACACGAGCCACCTACCGTCTGCCTCTACCGACCCAAGGAAAGACCAGTCATCAGTCTTCGGTTTATGTCCGAGGTATCGCTTCATTTTCTAAACCCCTAGTGATTAACAATTTGGACGGCTATCACAGCACGCAGCACGACGCAACATGATGTACGATAGGGTTCTGGGGCTGGTCAGCAAAAAGTGCAGCGCAGCACAGCACCTGCTCGGTGCAGCATTTGCAGCAGGTGGGGGCCTTCTTTTAGAAGGCTCCCCCTAATGCTGCATAAATGCTGCATTTCTCCGAGCTGCACCATTTGCAGCATGCTGCTTAATGCTGCAAATGCTGCATGTTGCAGGGGATAAAAATAATTTGAAAAAAGTGCTTGCAATGCCTGATTGCATTGGTATGTAGAGACATCAGTAACGAACAGAAAGCAACTCACATGCCCTACACCACCGACCTCACAACCGTCGCTCCTGAGTTCATCTGGAACTCGAAATACAATACCAGCGGCGAAGTTTATGTCACCGCGCTCGTC